AACGTCTTCAGGATTAAGCTCTTTTTTAGCCATATATTATAAATATTAAAAGGCATCATTTTTTAGATGCCTTTGTAACATATGTAGGTACTTGTACTTTTTTATTTTTAGATGCTTCTTCTTTAGCAGCTCCTTGTGTCCAACTTTGTTCATTAGGATTAGTATCTTCTTGATACCATTCTTTTAATTTATTAAAAGTATACATTCTTAACCAAATAGGCATATTATAAACTGTGTTATAATCAAAACCTCCTTTACCATGAAAAACTATTTCATGAATTTGGTTAAATACAGATAATCTAAAATCAACTACGTTATTAGAGGTCAGGCCAAAAAAAGTTAAGATTAATTGGAATATCGATGTCCTCCTCGATACCGTTTATAGTTACTTTCTTTACTAAGTCAATATCAGGTGATACTTCTTTAATATATAAACGAAGTGCTCTTGAATCAGCGGCTAGTAAATAAGACTCAACAAATTCTCTAATGGAGGTTTTATCTTTATTTCCATCAACAGAAATTATCTGATATTTTAAACGAGTAGTAATATCAAAAGATGATTCTTTATTGAATTTTTTAAGACCTTCAATTTCTTGCTGAATTAGTTCCTCATCTTTAGCTGTTAGGATTTTAAATTCTATTGCACTTTTAGAGTTAGGAAGAGTAAAAGTAAATGTTCCATTAGGAGAAATCAATGAAGTATCAAAAGGTTTACTTTCAATTTCACTCAAATCAACAGTGTAATCTTTACCACCGTAACTAAAAGTATAATCTTTACCATAACCTAAAATACGTGATGCTATTAAAATAGCATTTTTATCTCCAGAAGTTATGTCTTTGATGTCTACTTTACCCATGGTTAGGGCTTCTAATAATTTATCTAAAACAATACCTTTTGAAATGTAGTTTTGGTTAGATAAAATATCTTCTTCTTTTGCGGTCATGTACTTCATTTCAATAGTACCGCTTCTTAATGGGTGGCCTTCAGGATAAACTAAACCTTTTGAAGGCAATTCCACAACTTCTGTAGGAAACTTAAATTCGCTCATAAACTTATTTTGTTATAAATATTACAGAAAAAAAGAAGCTCGCGAGAAATCGCGAGCTCCTTAATTGTTTTTTTATTAATTAGAAATTCAAGATACAGTAGTCAGGTTGAACTGTCATAGTAATGTTAACAGCAGTATCAGTAGTATCCCAGTTATAATCACCAAAGTTAGCTTCTGTAATTAAAGCACCTTTAATAATCCATTCTGAAACGATATCACCTACAGGTCCTAATACGTCAAAGGTTAAGTCTTTCTTATAGAAATCGCTATAACCATCACGACCAGTTACTGATTCGTGGTGTAAACGTACCCATTCCATTACAGCCTGTGCTCCTGAAGGAGTGATAGGATCAAACAATGTAAACTGAATTGGGCCCCAAGTTGTTTTACCTTTAACAAAACGTTGAACGTTTATATGATTTAAAGGTACAGTTCCTTGAGCCAAGTTTACAGCACCAACACCTTTGATTTCATACGCTGGTATACCGTCAATATACATGATAAAACGGTTTGCCTGTTTTGGTTCAAAGGCTGTGAAAAATATTTCGTTTGGGTTTAATACTGCCATTTTATTTATCTATTATTTATTATAAATATTCTACTTTTAAAAGATTACGCTGGGAAAGTTGCTCCAGTAGGTAAGATGTTGAAGTTCAAGTAAACGAATTCAGCAGTCTTAGTAGGTTGAATATAAATTTGACCTACCAACTGATTTCTATCAATTACATCAGGAGTGTTGTTACTATCATCCATAATCACTCTAAACGCATACAAACCTTGTCTTTGTTGTACTGATTCTAAGTATGGATTAACTTGGTTTAAGAAGTTAGTACGAGTAGCGATAGTGTTTTGTTCAAATACCAAGTTGTTAGCAACTTGAGAAATGTATGATTTAAGAGAAATCAATAAACGACGAACATTTACACGGTCAAGTGCTGATGCTTTAGTTTGTAATGTCTTTTGACCATATACTACAACTCCAGTTCCAGGGAAAGTAGCGATTGGGTTAACTTTATTTGTGTATAAAGTATCGCGGTTAGCTTGAGTTAATTTCTTTTCAGCTCTTACTACATTTCCTAATCCACCTCTGTTAATACCTGCAGGTGCAAACCAAGGCTCACTTACTGAATCGTTATAAGCATAAACACCACCAATCATAGTTGAAGCAGGTACCCATACTAATTGAGCGGAATCAGGATCAATTGTTTGAACCCAAGGCCAGTAAGCAGCAGCGTATGAAGTATTTTTAGCGTTTGCTTGAGTAGATACTGTATTAATACTTGAATTATAAGGTACTAAATCAGAAACGAAAATATTATCACCTCTGTTTTGAGTGTTGTTGATAATTGTAGTTACTTGAGAAGAACCAAGTGGTGCTTCAGAAGCAAACAATCCAGGAGTCATTAATACATTAAATCTGTAGTCATCAGCATTACTCATCAAGCTAATCATATTATCATAGCTTTGTGATAATAAACCTTGAATATTGGTTACACCAGTAATAATGTTATTATAATATTTAGCTCCTGCTCCATATAAATCACCTACAGCACCTATAAATGAACCACTAGCGTTTGAAGGAATAGAAGCAGTGTATTGTGACTTAGCAATACCTGTGTTATCAAAATATAAAGGTGTAGGAGTTAATACATCTGATACATAAACATATTTTGAATTGTTAGGGAAGTCACCAGATACTACAATCTGATTATCTGCTGAACTGTAAGAAGAAGATTGGTTACCAATTACTCTAGCTACATAGTTAGGAGCTGTTGGGTCCATTGATAAGTTAGTCCAAGTTTCTAATACAATAGGAGTAACAGCGTTATCATCACCTTGACGAATTAACAAACTGAAAGTACCTGAACCAGTATCACGGTTAGCAATCTGCCATCTAACGTTATCTGATGATCCAGAAGCAATTAAAGAACCACTAAGGTCTAATGAGCAAGAACTGTTCATTAATTTACCTTGAGAAATGGTTTTTAATACAATAGATTCTGAGTTAAGGGAGTTTAAGATAGAAACTCCACCACCAGCACCACCAGTAACTGAACCGGTTGAAGTTGTAGCTGAAGTGAATGTACCACTTACTACTCTTGATACTAATAAAGTTTCACCACCGTTATTGAAGTAATTAAAAGCTGCAATTGAAGTGAAATATGTGTAAACATTACTAGCACTTAAAAAAGTAGTACCGAATTTGTTTTGATAATCACTGTATGAAGTAACAATTGTTGGTATTTCAACCGGACCTTTAACGGTAGGGCCGATAATAGCAGCGCCTACAACAACAGGTTGTTGGGTGATAAACGATTGGTCGTTTTCTAGTGCTAGTACGCCAGGGGATATTAAAGTTTCTGCCATGTTTTAAAAATTATTGATTTTTATTCTATGATAAATATCATAGAGGAAATCAAAAATTAACCCAATACAGTAATTTCTCCTTTAGCTAAATCAATAGTACCGTTACCGTATTTAGCTTGAAGTTCATTACTTAGAGTTGCTTCAGAATTTCTAACTTCAACCAAAAGATTGATTAAGTTTTCTTTTTGCAATTCTAATTCTTGAATTCTCATTTCGAAAAAACCGAAATCAGACATTAACTGTTCTCTTTTTGTTTGCAAATCCTTGATTAATTGGATTTCTTCTTGTTCTAAAACTTTTGTTTCCATATATTATAAATATTATTGTTTTTTATTTTTTATCTAAAATTTTGTCAATTTGGTTCATATCAAACATTTCACTTAAATCTTGATAAGGACACTCATGTAATACTCCATCAAATGAATAATCAAACAAATAAGCGTCAATCATTTTAGTTTGACCTTTAGGAGGTAATGCTTTAACATTTGTATGCATTTCATAACCAAAATTTTCTGGTGATGTTCCTATCCAAAATACAGTTGAAGGCAAATTAAAGGAAGCAGCGGCGTGTTGTAAACAAGAATCAATTAAGAAACGTTTTTCTGAAGCAGCTACTAAAGCAAATAATTCCATGTTAGTCATAGGATAATTTACTACCTCAGCTCCTTCAATTACAGGACTACCTTCTCTAGTAATTTGAATAACATGATATCCTTTACCTGCTTTTTCTACAATGTAGTTAGCTAATTCAATAGGCATGTCTCTTGTCCAGGCATAATTTAAACCTTGACCTTGGAATAACCCACCATTGGTTTGAATTAACAAAATAGGTTTTTGTCTTTGCCATACTCCAGGTAGACGTTGTTGCATCATATTGAAATGGAGATTTGGGAGTTCTTTTTTATAACTCACTCCTAACAATTCAGCCCAGTTTTCAATCAAATGTTTTTGTTTCAAGATATGACCTGTTTGGAAATAAGGTTCATGTCTGAATACTATTGTATCTTTGTTTAAGATATAATCCTCATAAAAATAAGCTGTCATACCTACTCGGTATACTCTATGAACATGAGGGTTATTTAAAAATACTTCTGGGTAAGAAGCAACTACTATAATTTTTCTAGACTTATATTGTTTGGCCATGGCAGGTAACAAAGCAGTTGCTGCTACGTTTTTACCTAACCCACCTTCAATATGCCATACTAAAAACTTATTTTCCATATTATTATCTTTTCCTTGTGCTATTGAAACTAAAACTGGTTGTATATTTGTATCGGGTAATTGAATTGATTGAAATTCACTTTCGGTTTGTGTCTTAAATCCTACTTTCATTAGATTTTATATTCAAAGTCGTTAAAGAACCAAGCATAATTTTCTTCAATCAAACGACAAGCATTAGGTCCTAATGTTTCTTCCCAATCTGGTTTAACTGGTTTCAATTCTTGTCTGATAATATGGTCTCCAAAAATACCATACCACTTATCATCTTCATGAGTTACTTGTTTAATGTTATTAAAATCATGTTGATAATAAGGAAGATCCAAGTATTCATAAATACGTTTCAATTGTGTATCAGGATCAGAACAAAGTTCTTCAAACTTAACAAACAAAATGTTTTTATGAAGACCTTGTACTAGGATTTGATACAATCTATCCATTGAAGGGCCAATTGGAGGATTCGCTGACCAAACACCAATACGTTTATCAGTTGTGGTACCTGTTAAGTTACCCCAGTTAGCAATATGATGGTCAATTAAAGGATTTTTTCTATATTTCTTTTCTAATGAAGCGTAAATACCTCTAATGTCCCTGATCATACAGATCATTTTAGGGTTAGGTTCAAAAGCATTTACAAATTCCCATTCAGAACCCCATCCTCTACATTTATCAATAACGTAAGGTTTGTCTGTTAAGTTTTCATAAAAACCATAAAGACCTCCTTTAAGGAAACCTTTAAAGCCAGTTAACATTTGCTCTTCATCTTGAGCTTTAAATTCTAGTTCGTCAGAAAAAATTGTGCGTGAGGCAGCCAGCATTTCATACAACCCCGAAGTTGGAGTTGTATGAATGTCTGGATTTTGCCCTAATATATTTTGGATCAATGTTGATCCTGCACGTGGTAAAGAACTGTTATAAAATATTTTTTTAGGCATAACATTATTATAATAACTAATTTTGTAAAAGACAAGTTCTTATTAACCTAAGAACATGTTGTTTGTGCTTCCTGATACTACGTTGATTACGGTAGTACCTTGAGCAGTTGCAATAGCATCCAAAATAACACTATCATCTTCACCCCAAGTAGTAATGGTTGAACCTGATAATACTAAGTTAGTTGCGTAAACGGTTTGGAAACTAGTTACACTACCTGATTCGAAAGTGCAGTTACCATACATCACACGGAAGTTAACTTGGTTAGTTCCTAATGGATATTGGTTAGCAACAGCAGTCATGTAAGAACCAGTTACATAGCTAGTAGTTTGATCAAAAAGGTCAGTTTGTTGTGCAAGGCTAATTACAGGGTTAATTTGGCCAAAAATCATTGTATTGCTCATAATTTATTTTGTTATAAATATGATGAGTTTACTAAAAAATATAAGAATTTTTAAAGAGAATATCCATTTGTGATATTTGATTTTTGCTAAATTTCAAATAATCTAAAATATCTTCTATATAAAAACCATATTCTTTCATTTTTGGCACAATGGCATCAATTAGAGGAGCACCGTGGTTATATACAACTAGAGACGTTTCAATTAACACATATTTGGACCGGGTTATAGTCTTTCTTCCACCCTCCAATATATCTAATTCAGCTCCTTGAACATCTAATTTTACTAAATCAATTACCTCATAACCAAAATACTTTCTATTATCTAAAGTATCTAATTCAACTTCTACTTTATCAAATTTTCCATCAGCATACCATTCTGTATTTTCTTTATATAGAGAAGCACCTGTTCCTATTGAATTTATTTTTTCAACAAATAATTCTGCTTTACCTTGCTTATTAGATAAAGCTAAAATGTCATAACCGTGGTTTAGTTTTTGTAAGTAAGGTTCACAGTTAGGATTCGCTTCAACCATTACTACTTGACATTCAGGGGCTAATTTTAAAACATTTTGAGTAAATTCTCCTGTATGTGCTCCAATATCAAGGAACCTTTTAGGGTTACTGTAGTTTATAAGTTTGGTATAATTCATCTAAGTATTTAATCCATTCTGTTATTCTGTAGTCCCAACTCCATCTTTTATTATAGATGTTTGTTTGGTCTGTTAAGTGTTTTTCTAATTTATTTTCTCTAATTAACTCAATTTCCTCACCTAATATTTTAGCAAATACTTCAGCATGTAAGTCAGGGTTAGGAAGGTAAGAATACATTCTAGCCCATCCTTCTGTTGTTTCAGGTAAAGCACCTAAAGCAGAAGTAACTACTCTTAAACCAGCTGATAATGCTTCAATAACTGCTATACAAGATGTTTCTTCAAATATATTAGGATAAGCTAAGATATCAAAACTAGGTAATTCATTTCTTAATTTTTCATTTGCTATAGAACCTCTATAAACTACCCCAGGTAATTCTTTACACTTATTATATAAGTGCTCATATTGAGAATCTGATTCTCCAAATTCTTTACCATA